TCCATCTTCTGCAATGCATCAATGATTGATTTCTTTGTTATTGGATATTTTTTCTCATCAAACATATCGTGTATGAATAGCACAGCATCTTTCTTTTTTGTCCTAGTTAAATATTCGTGCTTCCAGCCTCCCACTTTCTTCATATCCTCTTTATCTTCACAGCTAACATTATCTGCCCAATATGTTGAGCCTCCTTCAAATGCACTACATATCACATCTTCAATTAATTCATCTGATATTTCTAGCCTTCTATTTATTATATTCATTTCACTCATTTGTCTTCTTCTCCATTTCTCTTAAATAATCCTCAACTACCTCTACACATTCATTAATCCACTCAGAATAATTTTTAATGTCCTTCAGTTGTTTTTCAATTTCATCTAACATTGAATATCCAGCATCTATTGGTTTATTTTTTATTTGTTTCATAGGTCTAGTTCCTTTAGTTGTTTATCTATATCGTATTTACAATCATCTGGAATATATATCCAGTAATCCATCAGTATATTATACAATGTATCTCTAGCTGATTGATATTTATGTATTAACTCATCTTTACTTTTCATCATTAACTCGTCTTTTCTATCCATTAGGTATCTCCTTTCTCTCTAGTTTATATGTAGGCATATCCTCGTATTTATGCACCCTTCCGTGCCTATCAAAACTCCATACTACTCTATTTTTAGGGCAGAAAAACAGCATATCCTTTTCTCCCCATTGTCTATGCATATTCTTGTTCATTTTTCTTCCTTTTTTCCTAAACCATTTAATGTTATAGATATATCATAAAATTCTTCTAACATATCTAAAAATTCTTCTTCTCCGTTTGTTAATCTATCAACAAGATAATCTTGCCTATCTGCTAATTTTTGTTGTTCTTTTATATTCATTTTTTCTCCTTTATCCATTTAAAAATTCATCAATTTCAATAGTTATATATCTCCACTCTCTTTTCCATTTTTTATTATCTGTTAATTTGCTATTTGTTGTAGAAATATCCATTATATACCTTAATAAATCTCTTTCATTTTCATATTTCATTTTTTCTCCTTTTCTCCAAATAATTTTTCATAACAATAGACACATAGCCAAGTATCATATAGGTCGCAAAAACTCTCCTCATAATCCGTATCAAAATGTGCCTCGCATTCATCACATCTAGCTATACTCATTTATTCCTCCTTGTTTCCCAAAATACATAAAAAATACACATTCCAAAACAAAACAATAAAATTCCTAATGTTATGTTTATACTCATTTCTGGTGTAATCTCTACCATATCTCAAACCCTCCAGATTCAATGCAGAAACGTGCAAAATCCTCAACATTCATTGTATCAAATGGATAAAAGGTTGTCGTATCATTCTTGTCTGCTTTCTTTCTTTGTTCCATTGTCTTTTTGTATGCAATTTCGTGTTCAATTGCTACTCCAGTACCAATCAGTTCCATTAGCTTTTTACCTAGCTTTTCAGCATCTTTAGCATTTAATCCAGCACCATCATTATAATGTCCTTTTTGGTGCAAATCTTCTGAAATTATACCATCAGTAAAGTTATAACAAAAATCCCACAAAGGTCGCCAACTCCAAGCACTATTCCTAAAATAAACACCTGGATTTGCTCTATCAAACTCATTTTTTTCTTTCCAATATTTATCACTCAGTTCATCATCTTTAGCTAACATTTTTTGTTTTTCTTCAAACTTTATTTTACTCATCTTTTTTAATGTTGGAAAATCATCAAATGTCTTATTTTCTTTTGGATTTAATCCGTGTACGTCCATTCCCATTTTTATATCTCCTATTCTATTTCTTCTATTATCACTACTACATTACGATTTAATGTTTCTTTAATTTTCGTTCTTAGCTCGAGAGCCATTTCTTCATAATCATATACCTTTTCATTAGATTCTGACTTAGGATTTGCCTCATCATTAATAATATAATATATCGGCATTTTTATTTCTTTCATTTTATATCTCCTTGCTATTTATTGCTTTTATTAATCTTTTTCTGTTTCCATTATCTAATTGTGCAATCCACCTAATAAAATCAGTTTGCATCAATCTGAATTTTTCTCTACAATATGCATTATCCCAGCTTGTTCCTTTGCTTGGAAATCCATAGGCATCTTCTGCAAATGTTTTCAAATCTGTATCAATTGCCCACCTTACTATTCTTTGTATGCATTTACTTGTCATTTTATTCATCCTCCTCAATTTCGTGTGAGAATGTATTTTCTTGCATCCAGTCTGCCCAGCACTCTCCTTCTCCACATAATATATTTTCTGGACTATATTGACACGCATAATAATTTGCCCAGTATTCGTTTCCTTCTATTTCTTGGTGACATTGACTACATTTTTTCATTTATTTCTCCTTTTCTTTTATTTGTCTAGTACGCCTCCATAAAGAAGGCGTTTCATCTATTGAAGAATCATCAGCTAGACTAATGGAACTAATTCGGATATTTCCTTTTCGTATGCTTTATTTATTTCATTCCTTGTTTTGTTACCTACATTTATTTCTTTATTTGTGTCAATTAGTTTTAATAGGATTAATTCTAATTCCCATTTACTAAGTTGCTCTATTTTCTTTACTATTCCCATTCTCATTTTATTTCTCCTTATTGATTAATTTAAATTGTTCTCCTTCAACTATAGCAATTTTTTTATTGGTTGCTTTTCTTCTTCTGACTAGTTCAGCAATATAATCATCATCATTTAAATCGTTTTCATATTTATAATTGATTGTTTCTATTAATTGCTTATTGCTTAATTTTTTAATCTTTTTTATTTCACTATCCCAATTCTTCACTTTTTTATTTCTCCTTAGAATTTTGTTCTTAATAATTTGATTACTTTTTCGTCTTGCCTTTTCTTTAAGGCTTGTACTATTTCTTTATTTTCTAGTGCTATATCTGGATTAACTCCAACGTGAGAACATAGCATCATAAAACTCATTCTTCTCATCTTATGCCTCCTCTTGTAATTTGTTTAAATGTGCATACAATCCTTCGACTAAATCTTCATAAATATTGCATTGAACGTGTTTGTATGGCTCGTCACTATCACTTGCAAATTCCGATTTGTTGGTTAATAGGTGGGTATTATTAGCACAATATCGTGCAATATCATAATAATAAATTGGTATGTTACTATCAGCAACTTCGTGGATTGTATCTTGTATATCATCACAATTAATATCTAGTTCTTCAGATTTTATTATGTCTTCTAATTCTTCACAAGCTGAATCAATTAAATCGTCTATATGATACTTTAAATACTTTTCTTCTCTGTATTCTTTTATTATTTCTTTCAATTTTTGATTTTCTAATTCTAAAGCAAGTGCTTCTTCTATTAGTTCAACTTTTTCTTTTCTTTCGTTTTTATCCATTTTATTCTCCTTTTATTTTATTCATTAAAACATCATATTTAATATTTATTTCTTCTAATTCTTTTTCTTTAAATTCTAATCCATAATTAAATACTAACGATTGATAATCTTCATATAATTTGTTGAATAAATCATCTAATTCTTTTAAATTTTTATCCATTTTATTCTCCTTTTGGTTGGTGGGTGTAATTGTCTAATTTATCTTGTTCTTTTCTTTCAAATACATAATGTGAATTGGCTAGAGTGTTGTGTAGGACGTTAATTGATACCAGTACATATAATTTAATATCATTGTCTTTTATTTGTTCGGTTGCATCGTATAAATTCTGGAAAGCTTCTTGTAGGGTTTTTCTATCTGCAAACATATTGCAAGGTTTGAATGTTATTTCTTTTTCATAATGGATTTGCTCTTTCATTGTATTCTTCCTTTTTTATTTTTTTAATTTGGTCGCCATCGGCAACTGATGAAATATAGAAAATACCTGAGAACAAAAACAAGTAAAAAATATGAAAAATAGCTTTTATTATTAAAAATATATGATTAATATTGTGTATAAATAAACAGAAGGAGAACAGAAAATGTTCCAAAATTACATAGATATAACAGACAAAACGTTGTTAGTCCCAGTTGGAATGTATCAAAATCAAACAATAAAGCGAGTTAATGAAATTATAAGAAATTATGATAAGTCGCTGTTTGACGTAACATTAAAACAGACTGACAAATATTACATAGTAAAAATACAATCAAAAATAAATATAAAAGGAGCATAACATGCACGCCATAAAAACATACATAAAAAAAGTAAAATTAATTAACCCAGTAACATCATTTAAAAATTGGTTATTAACTGATTTAATGATTGAAACTGAAAGACTAGACCACAGAGTTGATAGTTTAGAAAATCAAACAAGCATCGATGACGTAGACAACCGAGTTGATAACTTAGAATATGACTTGGAGTCTCGCATTGAATCGGTAGAAGACAGAAGCG